TTTAGCATTGGAGGCCCAGCGGGGGAGAATGCAAATAGATTCTCCCCACTAGATATCCCGTCGACGAACTGGGATATGGCCTTCGCTAATTAAATTTGTGACTCCTTAAAACCACGGCACTCGCCGCGGATAAAATCCGGAATCCCAAAGGATAAGGCGAGGCCATGATCACACCAGTCAGGTGTGCACCGTACGGCCACAGTACGGAATATAAATGTTCTTGACTGCTAGTACATTTATTTAAAACTACTTTTAATTAGTTAGGGGTGTCAGTCCCCAAAGAACGTCATTAGACGTTCGTAGGTAAAGGTGGAGCTTCTTCATAGTATAATCTGGGTAAACCCGTAAAGAAATACACTTGGAAGTCTTCTCCAATTGCAGCATGGACATCAAAACTAGTTTGATTGTCCCCTGCAAAACGACTAACCACTGAAAATCCTTCAGAGTACTGATTTCCAGTGGTATAATTCATCTTTTTGCCCGGCGTGAACCTGAGTTGTGAGTAATAAGGGCTCTCAAACTCTATAACAGGGTTCACTCTTGAATGGGCATATGCTAAACCTTTCGGTCCATTTGTATTTGACTCGAGATTGCCAAAAAGGGCATCATTGTTAGTGATGACCTCGTAAGCTCCTTGATCACGAGTGGTCAAATTCCCTATTGTTGAAAGTTGGTTAGACCAGTTAGCCTGATCTGTAAAATAGGGTTCGCGTTGTACGTATATATGAGATCCAAGTGAAGACAATCCTTCCAATTGTAAAAACATTTTGCGTCTCACAGAGCCACGCCAGCCTTGAAAGGCATTAGTGACCCAGTGAATTAGCATAGTATTCACATATGAATATGGAATGCCACCTGAAGTTGAATCGACAGCACCATCAACAGCTCCCCTTAAATGGGGGAACATGTTTCTAGTAGCTGATAATTTACGTTCTGCAGCGTTTGCGTCAGCGCCAACTGCGATTCTCTCATGAAGGGAGTATCGCTTAAGTATTTGACGAAGACTTGTTATAGACTCTCCTGTAAACACCATATTTAGGAGAGCGTTGTCTTGCATGGAAGGACCAAGAGTATCAGACTGCTGTTGCACGGGTGCACTAGCTTCAGTCGTATTGGTAGACTCTGGTGTCATTTCCTCACCAGACTGTGCGTTAAACGCCTCAGCACCTGGTAAAGGTTTGAAAACCATGCTTTGAATATGATCATCTGGGACGAAGACTTCAAAATCATCTCCCATCTTAACAAAGACGTTGACTTGAATATCGTTGTTCACATCTGTATTGGGTACAGTAAGTTCATTCACGATATAGACACCAACGACACCATTTCCAGGTCCTTGATTCAAGTAACGATTGGTGCTATACAGATCACCTTGTGATTCAATACCAGGTTTGGCATGATCAAGTAAAGAAATAGCTTGACCATTACCAATAGTAATTGAAAAATCCTGCTGATCTGCAATATCAACAATCTGCTGGTAATTGATATTATATTCTCCATTTCCGGCTCCTACTTCAGCTGCAAGGAAATCAGGATCGTAAACTACACGTAAACGTCCTTTATGGAATGTAGAACAAACAATTTGAAATCGAAATGTCATAGAACCAGTCCAATATTGAAATGGAAGAGCTGCCATTGCACATGCAGGCAAATGGTAAGCAGTACCAGTTTGTGCAAATGTGCAAGGATCAATTCTACCATTCCAAAGTAAAGATTCTGGTGGTGTGGTTCTAGCCCATGTGAAGGTTGTCAAATAAGATTCTCGGGATGCAATACCCTTGATACTCATTGGATCTTCAACACCTAGTCCAGCAATCCGAGGATCGATGGTGAGTTCTTGCTTATCATCTACCGAAAGCTTTAAAGCGGTATCCGGCACTGTGGTAACAGCAAGATGTGAACTTGGTGATGGTCTAAGAGGATCGGGATTTTTAGTCACTGGAGGGCGACAATATCCCATGCTCTTGGCCATATTGGCTACGCCAGAGGCGATTTGAGAAGTTGCTAGTGCGAAGGGGCCTATAGTCGGTATTACACCCATAGCATTGGTAATCTTGGCGATTGCCGTTGCGGGTCCAGATACAACTCCCGTTCTATTGGCTTGATCGACTTCCTCACCAGCCTGTGGAGACAGCGTAACTGCATTCCTCGAGGTTGGAATAGAAAGTTTTACTTCACTAGCCCATGCAAACACACTAACTGTGACGACGTCCGTAGCGCCATTCGCGTGTTTTAGGTCATTAAGGGATCTAAAGAATAATTGTCCCATTTCTTGCCAGCGTGCATCAACAATATCTATGTAATTCTCCATCCA